CCTGCTGCGCCCGCCTCTATCATAGCTTTCATTAATTCATAAGCATTCAGAGGTCCTCCAAACCCAGCCTCAGCGTCTGCTACTATGGGAATCATCCAGTTTCGTGTGACATTGCCCTCTACACTTTCTACCTGATCTGCTCTCTGTAGTGCTTGATTTATTCGTTTTACCACGTTGGGAACACTATTAGCAGGATACAAGCTTTGATCTGGGTACATGTGTCCAGAAAGATTTGCATCTGCTGCAACCTGCCAGCCTGATAGGTAAACTGCCTTTAATCCTGCTCTAGCCTGCTGGACAGCTTGATTGCCAGTTAATGCACCTAGAGCTGTAACAGGATCATCTTGTAAAAGTAAATTCCACAACCTGTTTGATCCATTATCGGCTAAAGAGTATTTAATTTTAACATTGCCACGAAGTTTGTCGACATCAGCTTGACTCCAGCCTCTTTTTATAGGCGGTAGTCTTCTTTTAATATTAGTCATACGAAATCCTTAAGATATTAGCTCATAAGCACTTAAAGTTAAAAAATTTTCAAATTCATTAGAGCTAGAAAGAGTCTCAAACATATTTGAAGCACCTTCATAATTAGAATTTTCAAATGTTAAATCACCAATTTCATCTCTTATTTTATCAACTTCTTCAATAAAAATCTCATTAAATCTCATTTTGCTAAATTTATTATGCTTAAGCCACTGCCATATCTGAGCTCGGGATATCTCTGCGGTAGCTGTATCCTCCATTACATTATAAAGTGGAACACACCCGTTGCCAGACAACCATGCTGCTATATAGTGTATGCTTACATTTATATTTTTTCTCAAGCATTTTTCTGTTATGTTTCCAGTCGGAGGATTAATGAGATCATCTCTTGAACATTCAAATTCTATTTGTTTATCTATGTTGTTTTTTTGTGGCATATATTCGTCAAACACGTTCTTAGCAATATAAACAAGTCCCGGATGGGCCACCCAGGTTCCGTCATGACCAATATTCGCCTCTCTAATCTTATCTCCTCTAACTCTATTAAGTGCTCTTATATTAGCCTCTGGATCATTTTTTATAGGTATTTGTGCAGCCATTCCTCCCATAGCGTGTGCACCTCTGCGATGACATGTCTTAACTAACAATTTAGAATAGACATTCATAAAGTTCGTATTCATAGTTACTTCATCTCTATCAGGGAGGACCTTATTGCTGTGATTCTTTAGTGTCTTTATGTAACTAAAGATATAATCCCACCTGCCACAATTTAGGCCAGCTGAGTGATCCTTAAGCTCGTATAAAATTTCATCCATTTGAAATGCTGCAGGCAATGTCTCAATCAAAACTGTTGCCTTTATAGTTCCTAAAGGAATTCCTAGTGCCTCTTGCGACCACATAAATACATCATTCCACCACCTTGCTTCTAGATAGTGTTCTATCTTTGGTATATAAAAATATGGACCTTCACCAGAGTCTGATAAAAATTTACCATTGTGAAATAAAAACATTCCAAAATCAAAAAGAGAAGCAGGAATTGGCTTATTGTCAATCGATATGTGTGACTCATTGAGGTGAAGCCCTCTTGGCCTAACAAATAGACATGCTGTGTCATCATTAAGGCTGTATGTTCCTTTAGACGGATGATCATATGTTATAGTTTTTCTGACAGCCTCAATTAAATTAGCGTGTCCATCAAGAACATTTTTCCATGTTGGAGATAGGGAATCCTCAAAATCTGCCATATAGACATTTGCACCAGAGTTAAGAGCATTAATTATCATCTTTCTATCTGGTGGGCCAGTTATCTCAACACGCCTATCTTGTAAGTTTTTAGGAATACCTGAGATAGACCACACACTCTCTCTCACATCTCTAGTCTCAGATAAAAAATTAGGAACGTGCCCCTTATCGTAAAAATCCTGTCTAAGATTTCGTCTATGAAGCAGCGAAATTAATCTCTGCCTAAACTCCCTAGTCAAGCTGGATAAAAATTTTATAGATTCATTATTTAAAATTCCTGAATCTACTGGTTGATCTTTTACACCTAGATCTTGTAATAACATTAGCTCACCTCATTCGAAATCTATATCGACAGAAATATTAATATTAAATTTTGGAACTCTTAGCTGGTCTGCTATGCCCTGTTTCTTGCATTCATTTGCGTCTAAAAACCAGTCTGCATGTCCCTTCTTGTGAACTATCTTAAGAAAGTGATCATCTTTCTTCCCGCAATTACGTGCCATCATCTTATAAACAATCTGGTTCAATCTTTCTGTTTCTTCGGCTGATGCCTTTATCTCTTCGACTTTACCATACTCCATAGATGAAACATCGTGAATCATAACTGTTGCGTTTGGGTCCATAAACCTAAAACCTTTTTCACCAAATGAGAAAAGTATAGCTCCACACGACATAGCCTTTCCTTCGACTATAGTTGCTATGGGTAATTCAGAGTGTGTTATAGCAGATATCATTGACATCAATGAGTAAACTTGTCCGCCATATGAATCAATTACAATGGGTATTACCTTTTGACCTGTGTTATGGGCTAAAGCAATTTGATCTTGAAATTCTTTTGATGACTTTTCATCAAATTTATTAACACGAACCATAACAGGATTCTTTCTTAATTCTACCTCTTTTATCAAGTGAGATACGCTTGTTGTCCACTTCATCAATGCCTCAAAATGTTACTGACTCACCGCAGCCACATGTTCTAGATGCCTTTGGAGCATTGAACGCGAGTCCTGATTTTAGTAAATCTTCTTGATAATCTATCTCCATTCCATTGAGAAATAAATAGGATTTTATATCAATACAGATCTTTAGCTGTAGCTTCATCACGTCGCCACAAGCTGGTGCTCCCACGAGACCTGTTCCGACATTTTCGTCACTCTTGTCCAGCGACCCGACGTTCCTCGGATTATTAAAATGATCTAATACTTTATCTGAATATGACATAAATTTCTTAATATATTAAGTATTCTTTTAAAAACTTTACCCACATTTAGATGATCCACACGCTGTGCACATGACACAGCCTTCCTGATAGCTTAGGGAATCCTCAGCACCGCAATTTTGACACGTCGTTTTTCCAGGAACTGTTCCATCCTTGATATAATTTTTAAGAACTCTCGCGATCACCTTTGAGAATGAAAACATATCCATCTCTCTATCTTTTTGAAGTTGTTCGACAACGTAGTGTATATTTGCTCCGTGACGAAGGGCTAGTGATATCGTACGTGTGTATCCAGCATGATTAGGATTGTCAAATACAGACACTATATCCTTTATTAATATCTCATCTCCATTTCCACCTATCCTAAGATCATATCGTGAATTCTTGGTTTTGTAGTGATGCTTGATGATTGTTCCTTCCCTATACTTCTTGGGTATCTCTATGAATTTTTGAAGACCTCCCATAACCTCATATGGCCTTCCATTCAAAAGTCCGACAAGGATTGTCCACGCTTCGTCTTTAATTGTAGCGTGATGAATAGAACAGTCTAGTTCATCTGGTCGAGATGGTGCATCATGAGACTCAAAAATTTTATCCTCCCTGATGCTTGGAACTAATACTCCAGACCTGGACCCTTCTCGATATACAGTCACACCTTTGCATCCTAGTTTCCACCCGTCAATATAAATCTGTTTTACAGTATCTATTCCTATTTCAGCTGGAACATTTGTCGTATTTGATATCGCGTGACAAACCCATTTTTGCACAGCAGCCTGAACTTTTATCTTTGCAACCCAGTCTATATCACTAGATGTCGCTCCGTGATACGGGCTTTTGTCAGAATTAGACTTTCCAGTTACATCCATCCACTTTTTAAACCCGTGGTGATAGACGTCGTATTCCTGCCACGAATCTCCTATTGCGTCAACAAAATCAATAGATGCAGACTCATCTACTTGATTTATCTTCTTTCTTCTAGTATACTTTAAAAGATATACAGGTTCTATCCCAGACGTTGTTTGTGTAAGAGTCGAAACAGACCCTGCAGGTGCTGTTGTAGTAAGAGCTATATTTCTTCTGCCCCACCTCTCGTTCATCTGTAGGAGCTCAGGGTCTTCTTCCCATATTCTTCTAAGAAATGGATGATACGTCTCTCTAGTAAAATCGTGAACTGGAAACGGGCCTCTCTCTTTCGCCATGACGCAAGAGGATCTATACGCATTGACACAAAGTGTCTTGTATATTTTTTCAATTATTTCAATTGATTCATCTGATCCGTATCTGACATTGAGCGCAGCGAGAGTGTCACCAACAGCTGTAGTTCCTAGACCAGTTCTTCTTCCTAGCGTTGCTTGTTCTTTGATATTCTTCCATAGATCTTTTTCAATTTTTTTCACATTTTGGGGTTCGGGGTCTGATCCTATCTTATCAAGTATCTTATCAACCTGTTCTATCTCAAGATCTACCATATCATCCATCAATCTTTGTGACTTAATAGCAATCTCTGCTAACTTGTTAAAATCAAATGTAGCTCTCTTCTCAAATGGATTTGATACAAATGAAAGTAGATTTATGAGCATAAGCCTACAGGAATCTCCTGGGCTCAGTATTATCTCACCGCATGGATTTGTAGATATAGATCCGAATCCTTCTTTTTCATAAATGTCAGACGGAGTCAATCTTTTAGCTGTGTCCCAAAATAGAATCCCTGGTTCTGCGGATTCATAAGCTGAGTCTATAATTTCATTCCAAATCTCTACAGCGTCAACTTTCTGACTTATATCAGGAAACTCACTATCTACAGGAAACCTAAGCTCAACGTCTGAGTTATTTTCAACTGCATTCATAAACTCATCTGACAATCTAACAGATATATTTGCGCCAGTCACCCTTGAAAGATCTCTTTTAATATTTATAAAATCTCTAACTTGAGGATGATGAACAGAAATAGTAAGCATAAGTGCTCCCCGACGTCCACCCTGAGCAACCTCTCTGCACGAATTTGAAAATCTGTCCATAAATACTTCAATTCCATCAGTCGTCCTCGCTGCATTTCCTGTAGTACACCCTTTAGGTCTAATTGTTGATATATCAAAACCTACACCTCCTCTTCTTTTTGCTATTTGAACAATCTCCTGATCTGCTTTTAGTATGCCACCGTATGAGTCATACGGAGATTCGATAACAAAACAATTTGATAAAGATTGAATTCTAAAATTATTCCCAATCCCTGCCATGGGACTTCCCTGTGGAACAACATACTTAAAGTCTTTAAAGAGCTCATATATCTCATTTTCACTCATGGGATTGATATATCTTTTCTCAATTCTATGAAATTCCCTTGCAAGCCTTCTATGCATGTCATCAGGAGTTCTTTCATAAAAATTCTCATCTTCGTCGCAAAGAGCATATTTTGTAACAAAAACATTTGCTGCGAGCTCGTCGCCATCAAAATATTCTATACTTTCTGATAAAGCTTCACTAAAAGACACTTTCATACGACCTCCAATAATAATCTTTACTGTCTAGAAGAATCACCGTTAACTTCCTTCCACTTCTGCTTCAAAAGATTTTTCATGGAATTGGCGTCTGTCTTGACAACATCATCTAATGACATCTCATCACCATTTTCTACGACATATATTTTTGATCTTGCTGTATCTAAGTGAACGGGAAAAAGTATTCCATCTCTTCCGGCCCTATTTTTAGCGACAAACAGTCTTCCACATCCTGATGCTTTTTCCATGGGCTTTCTAGATAGCGATAAAACTACATCTGCAACCATGGCTTTTCCATAAGCCTCTGACATATTTTCTAATCCTACGACTGATGCGTTTGCAGCATCTCTATTAGCCTGGCTCGCTGTCCATATTGGTAAATTCATGTCCATAGCTAGATTCCTCAATTCCTCGTAAATTAGCTTTAACTCATGGCGAAGAGAGTCATATCTTCTTGATGATCGCATGATATCTGCATAATCAATAATTATCAAGCTTGGAACGAAAGACTTCAGTAAAAGTTTTTCAATGTGATTTCTAATAGTTGTAACCGTTGCTGATCCAGTTGGATATTCCTTGATAATAAGCCTTCCAAGATCTGAATCTTCATAATTCTTTAACACCTCTTCTTTCCTATCGATTATCTCATTGCTTGGGATATCGCAAAGATTGCTATCGTATCTCAACCCTGCAGCCTTTTCTGATAGCTCAAATGTATAATGTATGACATTCTTGCCAACCTTAAGCGCCTCAGATCCAACATGAACTAAAAAGTGAGATTTTCCAACACCAGTTGGAGCAGTTATCACTCCTATCTCACCTCTTCCAAGGCCTCCGTTTAATATATCCTTTTTATCTACTTCTGGTATTCCAGTCGGACACGTAACTCGATTTAGCCTTGTAAATCGTGACTCATAGTCCTCAAAAAAATCATGTCCAATAGATGATGGCATTCCTCTGCATATAGCATCTTTCATCACCTCTATAACTGACTCATATTTTTCTGTAGCTATGAGGTCAACAGATGTCTCAAGTGCACTCTTGAGAGCTTGCTTTTTGCAAAAATCAAGAGATTTATCTTTAACAAACTCAAGATCACCAAT